TGATTGCGCTCCACCTACGTTAGCCTCTACTCCATCGTCCAAGCCACGACGCGCCCTCTGCAATGCCTTGAAAGCAGCGGCATCGTCAACCGTCCCGTTACCGAGTCGGATACGCTGCGCCAATGTCCGTTCCATTTCACCGATATCTTCACGCAAATCCTGCACCTTTCCACCGGCAACAGGGGTACGGCTTCGGGCATTGGTCAGAGCCTTGATCTTGGCATTGATACTGGGAGGTAGGTCGGTAGATTGCTGCAAGTGCCTACCTAAAGTGCCTGCTTTGTAGCTGTGGCTCTTGGTTATCTCTCCGATCTGGGGACCGATCTTGTCCTGAACCGCCTTGAGCGCACTCACTTTGGCATCCTCACCGCCAGTAAGTTTATTGCCGAGATTGGAAAGTATCGCCCCGGTCTTACCCTTCATTGCCAGTTGGAGAGCCGCCTTACCCAGTTGCACCGGGGCCGCACCGGCAGCACCTAGGGCACCCTCGGCAAGAGCATTTACGGCACGGCTTTCACCCTCCACAACTGGCTTGGAAGCACCATGCGCTGCGCCTAGCCCGCCTTGCGTCATTAGCGCCCGTGCCAGTTGCACCCCCTTGCCGCCTGCCTTGGCGAGTTTTACGGCACCCATTCCGGGTAGCGCAAGTGAGGTAAGGCCAGCAGCTATTTGACCAGTCCGGCCAGCAGTTGTACCGAGGACAGCCTCATCAATTCTACGGGTACGTTCCTCATCGGCCATTGACTGCTTATATTCGGGACTATCCGTGCCTTTGAAAAGGGCGGTAGTTAGTTGACCTATCCCGCGCAAGCCTTCATCCACATGCTGACCCGCACCGACAATGGCCTGCTGCCACACCGGCATAGCCTCTGCTTCCTTCTTCAATGTTTTCGCATAGTTTGCCTCTGCGCTTGTGCCTTGGTGAGGGGTAATAGGGGCAGCCGCAGTCGGGGGCGCACCGCCACCGGGCGCACCATCCTCCGGCAATTCCATAGCCATAGCCATAGCCTGATTTGCACCGTCAGAGTCGCCTGCCGCTTCATAGGCCTGCGCTATTTCCTCAAGCTCTTTGCGGGTAGGTGTACCTACTGTCAGTTGACCGGCCATATTAACCCCCTCTCAGTCTCTTTGCATCAGCCCTCATCTGCTCAAGGGTACGCGGCTTTCCTGCACCACCAGCCTTCGGTCGCAGAGGTTGGGCAAACGGACCTTCGGCAATGGCAGCATCCAGTGCCTCTTTTGCACGTTCCCGACCAGCCTTAATATCCATTAGCGACTGGGCTATGGCTTCCGGGCTACGGGCTAGTGACAGGTTGCCGATTGCTTTCTGGAGTTGAATACCCTCGTTTCGGTCAATCGAACCTGCACCCATACCAGCAATCGTATTGAAGCCATGCAGGAAGTTACCGCCTGCAATTTCTTCAATGTATGCCAAAGCCTCTGCCGCTTTGGGATTGAGTTTAGCAAGGGCATTACGCTGCCACTTCTTGTCCGGGTCAAACCAGCCAGTTATAGTCTCAGGCGTAAGCCCTTTCAGGCCGGGGTGCATTTGACCATCTGCACTAACCAGCCGATCAAGCGCGATATTGGACTGTCCCATGACCGTATCAAACTTGCTTCTCGCTGCCTTGGACCCCGTGTATTTAGCTACCTGAGCTTTTGAAAGCTCAATTCCTGTGGTCTTTGCGCTCTCAATAAGGGCTTGCGTTTCAGCATCAGTATCAGCCATTTCCCTCTTTGCTAGGGACTTCTGCCGTTCAGTCTCTCCTGCTATTTCAGCTTGGGTAAGGGTACGGAACGGAGTCGCAGCACGGGCCGGGGCCGCTGGCTGTGCGCCCTGTGCGCCCTGCGCTGGTTGTGCGCCACCGAGAATCTTCTGAACGTATCCCTGCGTTTCGGCAGGCAACAAGGAACGGTCACGCGGAGCAATGCCTTTGGCCGGGTCGCCCTTAGCCCACGCATCGGCATTAGGCTCACCACGGTTATAGGCAATAAGCGCCATTTCCTGATCGCCGTTATACTTGGTGAGCAATTCGTCCATATGCTGCTTACCCAACCGTTCATTGATTGCCGGGTCTTTAGAGGCACCCGGAACCAACCCTGCGCGTTCCTCCAGAACAGCCGCCGTTTCGGGCATAAGTTGCATGGGTCCGAAAGCACCCATTGGGGACACCGCGTTCGGGTCGCCAGCAGACTCTTGTTTCATCTGCGCTTGGTGCAGGGCTTCCCGGTCAAGTGTACCGGCAGGCGTAGTGGCAGCAGGAGCCGGGGTCGTACCTTCCTCACCCGGCAGCGTACCAAGCGGGGCATCAATAGCCTGCACCGTTTTACGCGGCCAATCTTCCGGCGGGTCTTGGCCTTGGTGGCCGCTAGACCACTTGGATATCGGAATGTACTGGCCCTTGGTTGCGCTATTCGGGTCTTGGTCTTGCACAAGCATGACCGACGAATCGAACTTGATATCGGTCTTTCTTGTGCTACCATCTGACATAAGCGCATGGACGAAACCATCCGTACCATGCTCACGGGACTGAACATGAGGAGCGTTCTTATTCGTGCCAAGGAGGCTGTCAACATCAACGTCCGGGCCTCCGATCAGACCGAGATACGCGCGTAGCGTTTCCTGAGTCGGAGCCGGGTCTTGTGCTATGGCAGCTTCCATGCCGGAAGCCGCACCGGGTTCGGGCATCCCGAGCGCCGCCATGAGGTCTGCCGGGGGCTGCGCTTCGGGCTGGATACCAGCCGCAGCAAGACCAGCACCCATGCCCGGAGCCATACCCTGTGGTGGGGGCGGAGTTGCACCGGGAGCGCCAGCAGCCGCAAGGCCACCGCCCATGCCCTGAATCGGGGATGAGGGAGGCGGGGACGGAGAAGCAGGCTGTATTCCCAAAGCCTCGTTCATGCTGGCCGGACCCGTTGGCCCCGTTGGACGGTTCGGGTCAGAATGTTGCTGAACAGCCCTCAGAACTTCCTCGTTCCGCATCTGTTCCGCAGCCTGTTCCGCTGTCTCCGCTTGACCACCAGTAAGCCAGTTGCCAAGCATACCAGCAATCTTGTTGCCTGCACCACTGTAATCCTTGTGATACTGGGCTACGGTTTCATACAAGCCGCCCTGCTGAGTTGGGGCATAGTGTCTGCCCTCTCCCGGTGTGGCAGCTAGCTTCTTGTATCCTTCCTGCTGATTGCGTAGCTCTTTGGCACGGCGTTGCCTCCGTTGAATCTCGGTCGCGTTTGCTTGGATGGTTTTCCAGTCCAACGGAGTGTATGCCATTTCAGTATCCTCGCAGCGCACCTACTTTCGGGCTGGTCAAGGCACCAGCAGAGCCGCCCTTGCCACTGGGCTGCTTCTGGCTCATTACAGCCAGTTCTTGCGTTCCCGGCATGGCGGTATTCTGCATCTGACCGCCCATCTGCTTGGCATATTCAGCTTGTGAGGCAGTCGGAGTAATAGCACCCGGAGAGCCGCCCTTGCCCTGCTGTGGCGGGGGCGCGAAGCCCTGCTGCATTTCCGGGCGCTGCGTATCCTGAGATAGCGGAGTCATGGCACCCGGAGAGCCGCCTTTGCCGCCCTTGAGGGGGGAGTTACTTACGTCCTGCTGCCCCGGTGGCATGATACCACCAGACGGAGGCGGAGTCAAGGCACCCGGAGAGCCGCCCTTGCCCTGCTTGAAACTGCCGTCCTGACCCTGCTGCCATGAGGGCATACCCATACCCGGAGCCATTGACCCCGGCGAGCCGCCCTTGCCCTGTTTCGGTGGCACTACGCCGCCGCCCGGTGCAGCCGGAGTCATGGCACCCCGAGAGCCGCCCTTTCCGGGGCGACGATTCATCTGGCCCAGTCGGCCACGGTATGCCTCGCCAATCGCATTGTCTAAAACTGCCATTTCCCTGCTCCTGATTAACCGCCGATCTTGTTAGCAAGCGCACCACCGAGCGAAGCACCGAGCTTCGTGCCAAGTGGACCGAGAAGGGAGCCAGCAGCCGCACCGCCAATCTGGCCGATCATACCCATCTTGCTACCCTGCTTTTCCTGTGCCGCGTTATACGCCTGCATTTTCTGTGCGTAATCCTGCTGCGCGGCATCCATGATTCGGGGAGCCTCGGCAGCATTGGCACCGATATAGCTATCGAACTGTGGCTTTTCGACACCGCCAACAATGCCCTGTGCCATTTGCGCTCTCTGCCACGGCATCAGGTAGTCTTGCATGGACTGGGTATAGCCTTGATTCTGGCCCTGCAACTGTGCGCCGTATTCGTCCAGCCCATGACCGGCCATTCCGAGTTGCTGGCCGAAGTCCTGCTGCTGACCCGCCAGCATGGCCTGATAAATGTTCCGGGCTTCCTGACCGCCAGCCATCATACCTTGTAGGTTGGCTTGCGCGTTAACGTCGCCCTGCGAAGTGAGCAGGTTCTTGTAGGCACGGTCATAGGCTTCCGTACCGGGCTGGAGTCCTTGCAACCGGAGCCGGTTATTGATACGCTCTTGGTCCTGCTGCTGCTGAGGCCGCAGCCGACCCATCAAGCTCTCAGTGAACCTATCAGCGTATTTCTCACCCGCAGCCGCATCGTATTCGGGCATTGCACCCCGGTTGAATTGATACTTCTCATACTCTGGCAAGGCAGGACCACCCTGCCACGCGCCCTGTCCCTCTAGGTCGGCCATTGCCCCGCCTTGAACGCGCTGTGCCGATTCAAGTGCGGCCTTCTGCGCGGGGTCCATAGTAACCGTTTCTTCCCACACGCCGGTAGTCGGATTAGCCGCCCATGTTTTTGAACCCATTGGGCCAATCTGATTCGCACGGTTAGCCGTGGTCTGAGTCTGAGTCACCGCATTAGAAGCGGCAGCCTGCTTTAGAGCAAGGTCATTGTAGTTAGGCGCTGCTGGCGCTTTCGCTTTCTTCTTGCCCATCTTCCTGCTCCTTGACTTTGGCTCTGGCTGGACGCATATTCCGCCAACTATCTGATACGGTTTCCGGGGTGCAGACGTACAGCATCATGGCTTCGCCACTGGGGTAGTAATTCTGGATTACCGAGTTTAGCACAAAACCTAGGTGTTCGTCTAGCTTCTGTGCAGCCTCGTTACCAGCAGGAACCGTGCCAATGACATTCAGCACTTTGCATTGGTTGAAAAGGTAGTCATATGTAGCCCACCAGAACAGGCGCGAAGGACGGCGACCGGGGGCAATCCATATGTGTGCATGGACTGACACGCTATTGTAGCCGTCAAACAGCGCACCGCAAATCGGCTCCACTCCATCGAACTCCGAAAGCTGAGTTGCGCCATTAGAAGCCGCAATTTCCAATATCTCTGCAAGGTACGGCGTAAACATGGGGTCACTGTTAATCCAACGGCTCATACCAAGCCTCCCGATTCGGATACCCATTCGATTGCAGCCAAGCCAAAGGCTGAGGAAGTGGATACGCGCAACTGCCATGCAAACGCATAGCCCAGAACATTGGCTGAAACCCACGGGCGATAGACGTTCTCATGACCGGCCCAGTTTGCCTCATCCCACTCAGAGATATCCCATTTGGCGTTGCCAGCAGCGATACCGGGGGCCGGAATGGTGTTATACTCATCAAGCCGGAAGTCAGGCAGGACGCGCATACGGAATGAGGGCTTGACTTCCGTGTGGAAATTCGGGCGAATCAGCTTGGCATGTTTGTTGGCAGTTGGGTTCTCAAGATAGCTGTACGCACCGAAGCCATAGGCATCAATCGGAACGCCCCCGGAACCATCAAGCAGAACATTGTCATTGTAGTCCTCTGGAGTGACAACGTAAACCTTGCCATTGGTTGTGCCGATCATGATATTCCGATCAACCGTGCGAATGGTACGCGCGGGGTAGTCGAACTTGCCCCATGCACCAGTCAGGAAGTTCATGACCAGTTGGATAGGCTTTCCGGGGAAGCCGGTCAGGAAGTTAGCCGCCGTCTTGTCATAGATATTGATAACCACCCACGCGCTATCAGGGTGAACCGATATCTCAATCGGATACGGCTGACCGGGCTGCGCTGCCAGCTTAATCAGGGTGCGAGATATGCGCCGGGTCAGAGTGTTGGAATACAGTATCTCCGTCAGGCTGCTAGATATCAGCGACGAAAGCGGCACCAGACCGCGACGGCTGAGGAACAGAACGTCGCCACCATATTCGGCAACACAACGGACACTGAGGGGAGGGGCAATCAACCAGATAGAATCAAGGGTCCAGTCCTCAGAGTTTGAGGGGTCGTCACCGGAGTAGGAAGCAATCTCTCCGTTGGAAGTGATAAACACTATCCGATCATCAAGCCCTTCACCTGTGTCACTAGACCAGCGCGACATAGCCAGAAGATAGCCACCACGCTTGAATATGCCGCCAAGGAAAAACGGCTTGGCTTCGCCTGCCATTGCATCAATCGGAAGATACCATGCGTTCATGGTATTCTTTTCGATGAACCAGAGCCGCCCCTTATGCACTATGACATAGGAAAAGTTGTTGGGGTCTGTGCCACTGATCTGACCGGGTACGGTAGGGGTCAAATGCTGAGTAAACCGATTCCATACCGTACCATTATAGAACATGGTAACGAACCCATCGCAAGCAACCAAGAATTGACCTGCCGTGTTGGCAAACATCGTGTCAATAAACGGGTTGTTACTACCGGCGCTATGCTCTGCGGCCTGTGGCGGGTTATTGCCGGGGTTCGTTATGTTATAAATGAAGTTGTAATCAGCGGCGAATATCTCAAAGGAGCCGTCCAGAGCATTATAGCTCATGATGCTATGGATTACGCCACCGCCGCCGGACAAAGATATGCCGGTAGTCCATTCCTGATATCCGGGGCGCACGGAAAGCACACCCGTATCAGGGTAGAAATTCATTACGTCAATCAGGAACGAGGGGTCCATGTTGGATAGCGGGTCAAGGTCATTAAGACCGCCCGTTGGCGCTGGCATGGCAAGCGCCTGACTGACCCTTGGCGGTCCAATGGATGCCCTAAACATTCCAGCTTCCATCCGGCACATTCTGGCCGGAAATATACAGGTAATCCCACTGGCGATTCAGCGAGATAACGGGTGCGCCCTGAGTCTGCCCTTTCTCGGCTGTGGTCATAAAGTCAAACTCACGGCCAAGCTCTGCGGCTTCCATGCCTTTCGCAGCCCACAGTTTATACTTGACTCCTGCCGTCATAAGGAAGTTGTCAAAGATAGGCTCATCATTGTCCTTCGTGAGCCTGTCCTTGTAGCCGGGAACCGGCAGCATATCCGGGTCATAAACCCAGTTACGCGAGATATAGTAAAAGTCGATTTTCTCACCGACAGTAGGCACGGGAAAAACTGTGAACTTGTTGTCCAGTATCCGGTAGCGGTAATACACGCCGACCGAAACGATACCGTTCTTAATCCATGACCAGCCCTGCGGAGAGACAGGGCCGAACATGGGACGGCGATTGGTCGAAGTCCATTGGGTCTGATTGACAATGCGCCCGAAGTCCGGGGGAAGGTCAAACTCAGATACGATTCCATCCCCTACATACTGCTGCGCTTTTTCAAGTGCCTGCCAGTCGTGTACCTTGACAAGCTGTGTTCCCAAAGCGTTGACCAGACCGAGCGTTTGGAACCCGGTCTGATCGTCGAACGGAGAGATAGTCGTATCCACCTGCGGCAGCCCAAGCTCTTGGAGAGCTTGGTTTACAATGGTCAACACAGATGCCCGAACGGCCATGACTTACCCCTTTCTTTCTACCTTCGCGCTGTCTGCCGAATCAAGCCGCTTGATAATCGCAGCCTGATCGGCAATGGTAGCTTCCATTGCAGCGAGCCGGTTCTTCATTGCTTCGTTCTCTGCCTGCATGGCAATGAAAGGAGCCGTTTTCTCTGCCCTTTCGATAGCCGCTTGCGCCCGCTGTTTCAGCTTGAACATGCCGGGGATACGGGTGCATACATCGTCACCCACATTTGCCAGTTGCTCAAGGGTACGGATTCGCAGATAGGCCAGTTCCTCGGCTTGGCTGCGCGTAATCCACGGAGTTTCCGTAAGCGGAGTGCCGATGATTTGCTCCGCGTCACCGGCTTTGAAAGCGGCATACGCACCGCGAAACCTCTGCTTATCCATATCCGTGACCGGACGCTGGATGATATTCGTCTGGTTGCCGGGGGTACGAATTTCGACATACTCTCGGTCCTTGAAAATGGGTCGGCCTTCCTTGGCCGTTTCCGCTTCATCCTGAAACGGGCGGATATAGAACTTCACAAACACGCTCTTATCGCCAGCGTTCCGGTGATCGAAGTCCTCAACATCAAAATCAGCTTGTCCGTGGGTCATAAAATACTCCTTAGCGGGGTGCGGTATTCGCGCGGTTGGTTACGATTGTCTCAGCGCGAAAGCAAGACAACCAATGCAAAAAAAGCAACGCCGAGCCAGCCGAGATTGATACGGCTACTGAACGCCACGTTGAACGCTGCCAAGACAAGGCAGATAAAGCCGACGAACATGAGGATTAGAAGCAGCATTTCCATGACGGTTCCTCAGAAGGTACGCATACGGCGTATGATGGTCGGGGGGCAGGCATTGTGACGGTATCCGTAGGTACGGTACACCTTCTCCCTATGCCCATTCGGGAAACGATAGAAACAGTACCGGCGATTCTCACCGATAAAGTTCCCGGTTACATCACGATAAACCTGTACGTCAATGACGGTACTTCCGTCAGTCTCGCAGCCACCGATAACGGCAGCGCAAGCCAGTATTAAAATGAGGGCGGCTTTGTTCATTTCATTCTCCTTAAAAACATGGTGCCTAGGCTTGTGACCTATGGCACCATGCTCCTACCACACTTACGGTTCTTCTTC